AAGGAACAGCATTAAGGCTCCAAAAAGACTTCAAAGCAGTCATTGGTAAAGGTAAAGAGGAGATGAAGAAACTCAACGATACTACCAAAAAGAAATTAGAAGCGGCAGGTACTACAGTAGAAGCATTAAACGATGCGGCTAAAATGTTTTTAACTGCTCAACAAGCAATTACATTAGACATCAATGAATTGAGTGTTGGTGTTAAAGCGGTATCAGGTTGGTTTGAAGAACATACTGGATTATTAAAGGAACAAGCTACTAAATTTTTCAACCCAGAAGCGGAAACAGAATACAATAGTGATGGTGAAGCAACTACATCAGAAACTAAAAAAGTTAGTAGTGAAGACTCTATCATAAACGCAAATAGTTCTGACCCATATCTTGGTTATCACCAACAGGGTAAAGCTATGGCTGAAGCATTATCAAAAAAAACTGAAACTGAAAATAATGCGGTTGTAACTCCACCATTACCAACAACAGCGGTATATAACAGAACCAATGCTACTCTAAATGAACAGTTGACATCATATACAGATCATGTTAAAATGTTAGAGAAAAACTTAACAGAAGCTAAGAAAAAAGACATAGAGCTATACAAAGAGCAAATTAGTCTAATAGAAGCAGAACAAGATGCCAGAGAAAAGAAAAAGAAACTTGAACAAAGAAATACATTAAAACACTACCATTAGGCATAAATACTGCAAAGGAAACATATTATGAGCTGGAAAAAGCATTTTACAAGGTATAATGTAGGTGGTGGAACCACTACAGGAAGTACAAAAACAAATCGTTGGCAGAGTTGGTTACCCGAAGTATACAGTGGTCAGCCAAATCGTATTGAACGTTACACACAGTATGATCAAATGGATCAAGATAGTGAAATTAATGCGGCATTAGATACTATAGCTGAGTTCAGTACACAAGTAGATGCAGAATCAAAACTTCCATTTAAAGTTGACTATAAAACAGAACCAACTGATTCAGAAGTAAATGCTATTGAAACTACACTAAAACAATGGATTAGAATAAATGATTTTGAACGTAGAATGTTTACTATGTTTAGATCGTGTATAAAATATGGTGATCAATTTTTTATTAGAGATCCAGAAACTTACAAACTTATTTGGGTACAACCAGGTGATGTTGCAAAGTCTATCGTAAACGAAAGTGAAGGTAGAAAAATTGATCAATATATTGTAAAAAACATTGCTCTTAATTTACAAGACCTTGTAGCTACAGATACTAAGAAACACACAGACTCAACTACTATTAATCCTACAACAGGTTATACAGTAGGAAAAGGTAATGCAGGAATTGTTACTGCAAATAATTCATCAAGCATGAGTTCAGAGTTTGCAGTAGATTCGAAACATATAGTTCACGTTAGTTTAAGTGATGGTATGAATAATAACTGGCCATTTGGTAACAGTATATTAGAAGCAGTATTTAAAGTATACAAACAAAAAGAATTATTAGAAGATTCAATTATTATCTATCGTGTACAAAGAGCACCAGAAAGACGTGTGTTTTATATTGACGTAGGTAATATGCCAGCACACAAAGCAATGGGCTTTGTTGAAAGAGTTAAGAACGAAGTACACCAAACACGTATTCCAAATATGAGTGGAGGTGGTACTAAGGTTGTTGATGCGGCTTATAATCCGTTATCAATAATGGAAGATTATTTCTTTGCACAAACAGCAGAAGGAAGAGGAAGTAAAGTTGAAGTTTTACCAGGTGGTGAAAACTTAGGTGAAATTGATGACTTAAAATATTTTAACAATAAACTGATGCGTGGTCTACGTGTTCCTACTTCATATCTACCAACTGGTAGTGAAGATGGCATTGCGGCCTTTAATGACGGACGAGTTGGTACTGCAATGATTCAAGAATTTAGATTTGCAAAATATTGTGAAAGATTACAAGCAACCTTACAAAACTCTTTAGATAGAGAATTTAAATTATTCTGTAAACACAGAGGACTAGACATTAGTGCTAGTTTGTTTGATTTAAACTTTGTGGAACCACAAAGCTTCTCACAATATAGAACTATTGAGATTGACGCACAAAGAGCTCAACTATTTGGACAACTTGAAGGTGTTCCATATCTATCAAGAAGATTTTTATTAGATAGATATCTAGGATTAACTGAAGAAGAAAGAGTAGCAAACGAAAGATTGTGGAAAGAAGAAAACCAAGCAGGCAATCAACCTGCTACTAGTGCAACAGGTGATCTAGGAGGATTAGGTATCAGAAACAGTGACGTTGAAAGTTTTGAACCAACTGATGTAGATGCAGAAAATGCAGACCCAGCAGACGATGCTGGAGCAGATGTTGATACACCTGATTTAAATGATGATGGAATAGGAACTGGCGATGAGGTTTAATGAATTAGCTCAAAATGCAAAAGATGATGAGTCTAACAAATGGGAACTAGACGACACACGTAGACCTAAATTAACACTTAGACATCTTAATAAAATGAGAAACAGAAGAGAATTAGCACGTGCTGAACATAAAGATAAGCTAGAAGATGTACAGCTACAATACGGCGCGGCCCCTAAAGAATAGCCATTAAGTATCCACTTAACGGTATAATATTAAATTTTTATTAAAATTAACTAAATCGCGGCATCAAAACCGCGGTTTTTTTTGTATTATGTATTGGTTTAAGTCAAGATGTCTTAAATATGTATGTAATAACCTCGATAAAGGAGAAATGCTATGAGTACTCGCGAACGTTATATTAAAGTTATCGAATCACTAGTAAATGGTGAAGAGGCTAAAGCCGCTGACCAATTACATGAAGCATTCGTAGAAAAAGCTCGTGAAATCTGGAATGATTTAGTTGAACAAGACGAAATCATTGAAGATGAGGTTGCTGAAGAAGAATCAGTTGATGAAACAGTTGGCGGTGATAAAGCTGACGATTTTATTGATGACATCGAAGAAGACGATGATGAAATAGAAGCAGAAGAAATGTACGGCGAAGACGAAAAGGGCGACGAAGCTCCAGATATGTCAGAGCCAGAAGCTGAAATGGAATTATCAGACGAAGAGCCAAAAGACGGCGACGATGTAGATTTCGACGGTGATGAAGAATCAGATGATCACGAAGAAAATAAAGAAGAAATTAAAGACAAGTTAGTAAACGTAGAAGACGCACTAGCTGATCTTAAAACAGAATTTGCCAAAATCATGGGAGATTCAGAAGAAGCACCAGCTGACGATATGCCAGAAATGCCAGAAATGGAAGCTGTAGCAGAACCAACTTTAGAAGCAAAAGCAGATGATGCTGAAGAAGAAAAAGTTGAAGAAGCTAAAGATGATGCTGAAGAAGATGAAAACCTAGAAGAAGCGGCTGAACTTAAAAAAATAGGCAAAGACGGAATGCACCCAAAAGATATGCCAGCAGGTGACGATGGTAAAGCATCGCCAGTAGCAGGTAAGAATGATATGGGCGGTAAAGCAGTTGATATGTCAAAAAAAGGTTCAGAAGGTGACAAAAAAGGTTTAGTTGATGCTCCAAAAGACATGGGTGTAACACATCCAGGTGATGGTGCTAAATTAAGTCCAGAAGCAAAAGGTCACGGCGCTGAGAAAAAAGGCAAGGCTGAATAATTATGTTAAAATCAAGTACATTAAAAGAACATCTATCGTATGATCAGGCTCGAATCGTTACTGAAAGTTCTCAGGACGGTAAGAACCTGTTCATGCAAGGTATCTTTGTACAAGGTGATAAACGTAATCAAAATCAAAGAGTTTATCCAGTAAACGAAATAAGTAAAGCCGTTAAGGTAATACAAGAAAAAATCGAATCTGGATTCTCAGTATTAGGTGAAGCAGATCACCCAGATGATTTGCAAGTAAATTTAGACCGTGTGTCACACATGATTGAAAAGATGTGGATGGATGGTCAAGACGGTTATGGTCGTTTAAAACTGTTACCTACTCCGATGGGAAATATATGTAAAACCCTTTTAGAGAATGGAGTAAAACTTGGTGTTTCATCAAGAGGTAGTGGTAATGTAACAGAAGCAGGCAATGTTAGCGATTTTGAAATACAAACAGTTGATATTGTTGCAAACCCAAGTGCACCAGATGCTTATCCAGACCCATTATACGAACAAATAATGAGTGGTAAGCGAGGCAATGTATTAATGGATGTTGCATCCGCAGTAAACAACGACAAAATAGCTGAACAGTACTTTCAGAAGGAAGTACAAAAGTTCATTGAAAAACTAGATATTAGGAGAAAGTAATGGCTAAAAATGCAATAGAACAACTCCTAGGTTCAGAAGTTATATCAGAGGAAGTGAGAAATACACTTTCAGAGGCGTGGGAATCAAAGCTAAAGGAAGCTCGTGAAGAGTTGACTGCAGAGCTACGTGAAGAATTCGCTAACAGATATGAAACTGATAAAACGCAAATGGTGGAAGCACTAGATGCTATGGTATCAGACACAATTAAATCAGAGTTAGAAGAATTCAAAGCAGACAAACAAGCGGCAGTTAAAGCTCAAGTTGAGTACAAAGCTAAGATTGCAGAACACGCAGATCTTTTAGATAAGTTCGTTATGGAAACTTTGAAAAAAGAAATAGCTGAGTTACGTAATGATAGAAAGGTTCAAGAAGGAAACTTTGAGAAACTTGAAGATTTCGTTATGGAACAACTTACTTCAGAACTTAATGAATTCCATAAAGACAAGAAAGACCTAATTGAACAGAAGGTAAAACTTGTCAAAGAAGGTAAAGAAATAATTGCAAAAGCTAAAACTGAATTCGTAGATAAGGCTTCTTCTAAACTAGCAAGTATTGTTGATAATACACTTACAACAGAACTTGGAACGTTAAAAGAAGATATTAAAACTGCAAAAGAAAATATGTTTGGAAGAAAACTATTTGAAACATTTGCGGCGGAATTTATGGGTTCTCATTTAGCAGAAGGAACACATATTTCAAAACTTTCAAAAGAACTTTCAGAAGTGAAGGCGCAAGTTGAGTCTTCAAAAGAAGAAATTGCTGATAAAGAGACAAAGGTTAAAGAAGCGAACCAAAAGATTGCTAGAATTAACGAAAGTCGTGAACGTGAGGCGGTGCTAACTGACCTTATGGGACCTTTATCAAAAGATAAGCGTGAACTAATGACTAACTTACTTGAATCAACAGAAACAGGCAAGTTAAAAGCACAATTTAACAAATACTTACCAACAGTATTAAACGAAAGTGCACCGAAGTCAAAAACTTCACAAACAATAACGGAATCTCAGAAGACTGAGATTACAGGTAACAAGGCTCACACACAGTCAACTGAAAGTGAAGCCGAAATTATTAACCTTAAAAAGTTAGCAGGAATATCAAATTAATAAGGAGAATTCCAAATGACACAGAACCTATTTGAAAATTGGGATGCTACAAAAGGCGCCCTAACAGATGGCTTAGAAGGTAACAAGAAGGTTGTAATGGAATCAGTTCTTGAGAATACTAAGAGCTACCTTTCAGAATCAGCTACTTCTGGTACAACAATGGCAGGTAACGTTGCTTCACTTAACAAAGTGATTCTTCCAGTTATTCGTCGTGTGATGCCAACAGTTATCGCAAACGAACTAGTAGGTGTACAACCTATGACAGGTCCAGTAGGACAAATTC